AGGTTACTCTGCTCAGATTGGTAGTTCTGGTGACTATGCTAAGATTGGTAGTTCTGGTGACTATGCTCAGATTGGTAGTTCTGGTGACTATGCTCAGATTGGTAGTACAGGTTACTCTGCTCAGATTGGTAGTTCTGGTGACTCTGCTCAGATTGGTAGTACAGGTAAACACTCTATTGTTATGGTAGCTGGAAACAATTCTGTTGCTAAGGCTAAAACTGGAAGTTGGATAACACTTGCAGAATGGGATTGTATTGATGGAGATTGGATTCCTATCTGTGTAAAAACAGAGCAAGTAGATGGTGAACGTATCAAGGCTGATACCTTCTATAAACTTGTTAATGGTGAATTTAAGGAAGTTGAGGAATAGAATGACACAGAAAGAAATCGAAAAAGTGAACAGCTTATTGATGCTGAAGTATAACATCTTTCACGCTGATTTAATAACACGTGCGATACAAGATGAAAGTATATCGGTAGATAAATTTGGGGTTGAATGCAATCTGATTGGCCTCGCAGAGCAACAAGACAATGACTGTTTCGTGCCAAGCGGATGGGAGGAGGTGTAACAATGAAAAGATATTTATGCCCACATTGCTATGGGAGGGGTGGATATTATGGACCTATATGGGGCGACAATGGCGAAAAGATTGGTGAGAAGTGGTACTCGTGCCCAAAATGTAAAGACGGAAGAATAAAGGATTAATTATGAAACAGAACGATTATTGTTTTAATTAAGTAAAGCGCATGAAGAAAATTCTTTTTAATGATAAATTCTGCCTTACGCAGGCAGTGCTTAATGGCACAAAGACAATGACAAGGCGAGCAGTTACAAGGTCATTATTGGACGAATATGATGCTTGGTACGAGGATTTTATTTACAAGCCAATTGGCGAAGAAGATTATCTATCAACAGATGAGTATGTGTTAAAACGCACAACTCACAAGGTCGGTGATATTGTTGCAATAGCACAGCCTTATAAGGATATTATCGAACGTCTCCCGATGTACAGCGATGCTATACTTGACGAAGTGGGTATGCCACGTAAGAAGTATAAAGCAGGGTGGACGAATAAGATGTTTGTCCGTGCCGATTTGCTCCCTCATCACATCAGAATTACAGATGTTAAGGTGGAATACTTGCAAGATATCTCAGACGATGAAGTTTTGCGAGAGGGGATTTATCCTCAACGTTTCTTTAATAAAGTAGAATATGTGTTCGCAACAAAGGGAAAAATGAATAATACTCCCGTTCATCGTCTGAAAACATTTCCAACACCACGTGAAGCATTTGCTGCTCTCATCGACAAAATCAGTGGCAAAGGTACATGGGAGAGTAACCCATGGGTAGTAGCATACAGTTTTGAATTAGTTGATTAAAAGTAAATGAATTATGAAAATAAAGAATGAAGCGGAACTGCTAAATAAGTTCTGTGATAAAACCCACATAAAAGAGATACTTACTGAACCTTTTTTCAACACGAACTACAATGAGGTTTGGAGTTCTGATGGAGTTGTCCTTATTCGGATAAATCCAAAAGTTCTTATTAATGAATATCCAAAAAAGAAGTTAGCTTTTCCAAAGTTAGAGAGCCCTTGCAATAAGAAAATCACTATAGAGGCTGTAAATCAAGCATTGGAAGCTTGTCCTAAAATAGATGAAGAAATTGTTATTCAAGATGCAGTTGAATGTGAAGATTGCAACGGAAGTGGGTATGTTACTTGGGAGTATATGGACATTCACGGACATACACACGAACATGAATCTGATTGCCCAGTATGTGATGGTACTGGAGAGATTGAGCCCGAAAGAACCAAGAAGACAGGAAAGCAGATTACAGATGAAAATGCCGTTATAAATATTGGCAGTGCTTGGTTTAGGGCAAGGATTATTAGTAAACTAAAGTTTGCACTGGATTTCCTTGGAATAAACTCTGTTAAGTTAACATATAACCCTAATAGAGCAGCTAATGAATTTGTTTTAAACGATGACATACGCATTATCCTAATGCCCATGCTTAGTCCATGGGGTGAGTATGATGCAGCAGTAAAATTAGTTGATTAGCGTATGGAACATACTCACGCAAGCCTCTTTTCGGGTATTGGTGGAGCAGAACTCGCTGCCTCGTGGATTGGCTGGACTAATGTGTTTCATTGTGAAATACAAGAGTTTCAACGGAAAGTTTTAGAGTATTGGTTTCCTAATAGTATTTCTTATGAAGACATTACAAAAACAGATTTCACCGAATGGAGAGGACGCATTGATGTTCTCACAGGAGGATTCCCTTGTCAGCCATTCAGTGTTGCAGGTAAGCGAAAGGGAGCGGAAGATAACCGCTATCTCTGGGGCGAGATGTTACGAGCGATACGGCAAATTCAGCCCACTTGGGTTGTTGGTGAAAACGTTAATGGAATCCTCTCAATGGTACAGCCCTGTAATGCGGTTAAAGTGGGACGCACGGATGATTTATTCGAAGAGAATTACATATATAGAACAGAGCAACAATTCACTATTGATGTCATCTGTGAAGACCTTGAGCATGCAGGATATTCAGTCCAGCCGATTGTTATTCCGGCTTGTGCCGTCGGAGCTCCACACAGACGAGATAGGGTGTGGATTGTTGCCCACCGTACAGACGCAAGGGCTGAAAGTTTGCAACAAGGAGGGCAAAACGGAATTTCTGAATTTGGAGTTGTTGCCCACGCCAAAGGCGCGCGGGAATTGTTCGGTAAACAGGAACAAATTCAATCTGACCGACAAAATTGCAGAATTGACAAGTCCGACTTCCGATGCTTCCCAACTCAATCCCCTATTTGTAACAGAGATGATGGGTTATCCTTTAGAGTGGCTGACCTTACCATTTCTTTCGCAAAATGGCGAAGCAAAAGCATCGAAGCGTTAGGAAATGCGATTGTTCCACAGGTTATTTATGAAATTTTTAAAAGCATAATAGAGGTAGAATATGAATGAAGTGTGGAGAGACATTCCGGAATATGCTGAATTATATCAAGCATCTACATATGGAAATATAAGGCGTAAAGACAGGTTTGTCACAAATAATGGAACCATTTGTGTAAAACATGGAAGAACAGTATCGCAATCTAAATCTTCTAAAGGGTATATGCGAGTTAGGCTTTTCTTTAATGGAAAGAAAAAAGAGGAATTAGTACATAGACTTATTGCTAAGACTTTTATCGAAAACCCTTATGCCTTTCCTCAAGTTAATCACAAGGACGAAAACCCTGCTAATAATATTGTAGATAATCTTGAATGGTGTGACGCGAGGTATAACAACACATACGGAAATAGAATAGCAAAATCTGTTGTAAAGCAAAGTAAGCCTATTATGCAATTCTCTCTTGACGGAAGATTTTTACATTCTTTTCCATCTATTAAAGAAGCAGAACGGCAAACCTTCATATCTGCTGGGCATATTTGTTTGGTGTGCCAAGGGAAGAGACCTACAGCAGGAGGTTTTATCTGGGCTTACAAGTAGCCTCAAGTGGCGTTTGAGATATTTAAAGCTATAGAGAAAATATATAAAACAAACAAACTATGAAAGTAGAATTACAATGCGGTGATACAATCACCATTCCTAAGGGTTGCAAGGCAATCGTTAAGGGTGAGAGTGTAGAAATAGAGAAAGCGCAGAAGTTCAAGGACGGAGATGTGCTTGTTGTGGTTATAGATAATGTGGAATACTCTTTCATTTTCTTTAATACTACTGAGGAACGCTGTTGGCATCACGTCTGTTTGTATCCCGATGGAGAGATTCGCAGGACGTGGTTCTTCTATAGGAGTAGGCTTGCAAACGCTCGTTTTGCCACCGAAGAAGAGAAACGTCAACTATTTGACAAGATGAAAGAAAAAGGATGGCTGTGGAACGCAGAAAAGAAGTGTGTAGAATTGAATCGGTGGAGAGCAAAAGAAGGAGAAACAGTCTACTTCCTGAATCTACATCAAGATGAGAGTATAGTTAGCAAGGGTGTCCCTGCATCTGTAGATTACTTATGGAACACATACAACTACTTCCGTACTCAAGAGCAAACCATTGAAGCCGCAAAGCGTGTTCAAGAAGCCTTGCGCCAATACCACGAGGAGATAGGAGAGTAATCATGGATATTCGTGATATTAAGATTGGGGATAAAGTCTGTAACAAAGAAGACGGATTCCCTATGATAGTCGTAGGGCTTTACTCATCTCTTGCCGACTTGAAGAACGGCACAGTTTACCTTGACTTCGAGGAAAATGAGGGCGATATGTGGGAGGAAGAAGCAAAAGATTTGATACCCTACCACAAAGTTTAATATAAATAAAAATAAGATTATGCAAACAACAGTATTAAAAGAAGTGATTGCGTTCCTATTTGGGCGCAAGTATTATGCTAACATAGTAGCAACAAAAGGGACAGACAAAACAGAAATTTGTTCGTACATGTTCACCAGCAAAGAAGAAGCAGATAAACATCGTGACGGATTAGAGACGACACGGTCTTTCATTTTTATAGAAACAATATCGTTCCGCTCCCGCAAAGAGTATTAAAAGATAAACCGCGCATAACCTTTATGTGTAATATATTTGCACTATGATGATGAATATTCTCAAAAAGATACAGAACTGGTATTGGTCGCTCAGGCTCTATGTAATCGTAGACCCTGCAGACAATTCTGTAACACTATCTAAAAAGCTTTTCAGCCATATCCGTAAGTATTCGGATACGGCTGATAAAGCCGTTGTGTTCGTATTTCGTGTGTCTGACAGTGGATTGTTTGCTTTTATGGTCAATCCAAATATTGAGAAGTCTACACAGCTTTGTGATATACAATACAATGATAAGTACAAGTGTATAGGTTTCGAAACACTCAATCCGTCTGTTGGACGTATCCTTTATGATTACAACTTACCTGCTGAAAGCAAATGCAAGTTGTCGGTATCAGTAAAAGAAACTAATAACAAACTATATTATCAGATTGAAAAGCCGTCTAAACATGAATAAAGAGATAAAGTATAACGGACTATCGACCGTTCCACCTGACAATACTTGTCAAGATGGAGACTCTGCAATGCTGTTGAACCTCGTTCCAGAAGATGGTGCGTTAAAACCTGTGTCGGCTCCTAAGGTGGTATTCAATCTTGGAGAAAACCACAGTGTTATATATGTGCATAAGGCTACAACCTATACACATTATATCATCATTGATACTGCTAACAAGAAACTGCTGTGGACAATAGACGGTAGCAACTTCACTGACTTGTATAGTATAGGCGACAAAGAGTTGTATCAAGTAGTGGGAATAGGCAACACTCTTATAGCCCTTACAGATGCTGGTATGTTCTACTTCCTTTGGAAAGGTGATACTTCTGGTTATCTATTCCTTGGAAATGATATTCCTGAATTGCCTATTTCTTTTGGCTTACAGGGTGAGATGCAGCGTACTGATGAGTTTACCCTTGAGTTTGATAACCTTAGCTGGGAAACAAAGACAAAGGAGAATGGATACAGTTACAGTAGCTACAATGAGTTCTCCGATGAAAACAAGAAAAAGATAACTTCACAAGTGTTGGCTAAAGTAAACAAATTCATAGCTGACAGGTCAACTAATAAAGGTAAATTCATCTTTCCTTTTCTTGTAAGATATGCTTATCGCCTCTATGATGGTAATCTCATCAGACACTCTGCACCAATACTCATGGTATGTTCTACAAGTTGCGCTCCTATTGTCATGTGGCGACATCTATATGGTAAGAATGGGTTGAACAGGGCTGATGTTCGTGTTGTTGGAATGTTACACTCGTTGGACTATGCTGTCATCAAACAGAGTGATATAGACTTACTGAAAGACTGGACTGATATTGTTAAATCTGTTGATATATTTATCTCAAAGCCAATCTATACGTACAATCAGAATGGCGAATGTGATAAATTCTTTAATTACGACGAGTACGGTGATGAGGCGTGGGGATATAGTATTTGCAAACATACTAACCAAGCTGCAGATAAAACTAAATATCCTTTGCGCTATCAAAAGAAAGATATGGGTTACCTATATCAGATGACGTTTGATAAAGATAATCTCGGTGCACGTCCAGGTGGTATACTTGGACTTCCTCGCAAAGACTCTTCGACAGTAAAGGAAGATATTCGTAACTGTTCAAACTTCTACTTTCTCGAAAGTATTAAGATAGAACAGCTTACTACAACACGTACGCTTCTTAATATAGAAGAAGACTATTTGCAATCTCTGGTCAATAGAGAGGTTATGACCGATGATTATGACAGCCACGACAAGATTATACCAAAGTATGCCTTTGGTTATAATGCTCGAGTTAATCTTGCTAATATCAAAAAGAAACTTTTTGAGGGGTTTAATGCTGGAGCGATGTTGCCTTTCACAGACGGATATGTGAAGCATTGGTCTGACGCAGAATCTACAATGTTAGATAGGAAAATATCAATTTCCGTATATGTATATATCAAACAGGATGGAAAAGATATTGTCGTAAATGGTACAGCAGGAGTGTTTGGAGTAAATAATCCAGTGCTATTCATTTACTATCCAAATGCAAATGCTTACAAGGCGGTTGTTAATTCTTGGGATTACTTTGGCACTTTTTACGAAGTGCCACTTGAACGGCATGCCTTTCTTAATGGTTCTTTTTATTATGGTGGTTGGAATGACTTAGAAGAAAAGGTGAATAACTTACCATCTGTTTCTACTGATGTAGAAAGGACTATTGAAATACCTAATAAGATATACACCTCCGAAGTCAATAACCCTTTCTACTTCCCTGTCACAGGCATTAATACTGTTGGCACAGGTAGAATTTTGGGAATCGCAACAGCTGCAAAGGCTCTTTCGCAAGGTCAATTTGGGCAGTTCCCACTATATGCTTTCACAGATGAGGGCGTATGGGCTTTGGAAGTCAATTCTACTGGTGGTTACTCTGCCAAACAACCTATCACACGTGACGTGTGTTTATCATCAAAAAGTATCACGCAGATTGATTCTGCTGTGCTATTTACAACTGATAGAGGTATCATGCTCTTGCAAGGCTCACAAGCAATGTGCATCTCTGACGTTCTCAATGGAGAAAATGCTGTATCAGTAATGATGTTACCTAAGATAGATAAAATCTTAGAGCACGCAGACTTATCGAAAGGTACTCTAAGAATTTTATCTTTTATGGATTTTGTACGTGATTGTCAAATGATATATGACTATGAGCATCAACGAATCATCGCTTACAACACCAGCAAAGAGTATAATTGCAACTATGCATATATTTTCTCACTGAAGTCAAAGCAGTGGGGAATGATGCAATCCAATATTGCTGACAATGTAAACTCCTACCCTGATGCACTTGCTGTACTTAATGATGGCAGCCTTGTTAATTTCTCTGACGAGACCGACGAGGTTTATAAAAGTATTGTTGTGTCACGTCCAATAAAACTTGACGCTTATGACATTCATAAGTCTGTTGATACTATCATACAGCGTGGCGTGTTTAAGAAAGGACATGTGAAGTCTATTCTCTATGCCTCTAATGATTTATATAACTGGGTTCCTGTATGGTCATCCATAGACCATTACTTACGTGGGTTTAGAGGAACACCTTATAAATACATTCGTATAGTGCTACTTGCTAACCTTTCAAATAATGAAGGAATTACTGGTTGCTCGGTGCAATTCACACCGCGATTAACCAACCAACCGAGATAGTTTAGGTTTTTAGTTTATAGGTTAAGATTGATTTTATCGAAAAGGGCAGTTCTACGTGATGTAGCGCTGCCCTTGTTTATTACCATGGTTTTAACTTCCTCCGAACTCTACCCATTCTCGACATAAGAGAAGTGCGTATTTTTATTTTTGTATCTCTCAACTTATTTTCCCAACGCTCTGCGCTTTGTGGAAATGTTATACTCAACCAATCTGACAGGACACTACACACAAGAAACTCATGTATGTACTCTTCCAACATCTTAACAGTAGTCATTGAAAAGTTGTAAGGGAGCGTAAGTTTAATAGTGTATGTATCTGGCTCTTTCAAGACATCATCAAGCACTTCTTCTGTGTCGGGTAATTCCTCTTTTGCGTATGGGTATAGTAATTCCACGCATTCTGCATGAGCTAAGTTAAGAATGCGAGTAACACGATCTATATTGCCGTCTTGAACTATGTCAAACACTTGATGTTTGGCGTGTTCTGTATCTTGTGGCATAATATCAGCCTCAACAAAAGAATAGTTACTGGCATCATATAGCAGTTCCTTGCGTTTGAAAGTCAGCGTTACAACTTTTTTTTGCTGTTCTGATTCATACTGTTTACAACAATTCATAAGCGTCTTTACTTAATAAGTTGGGCGTGTTGGTCGACTCCGTTTATATAGCGCACGCTTTACATTCTCAAGGCTAACTGTTGAATGCTCAGCATACACCTCTGCGTCTTCTTTGTTAGTAATAGCAAACCAATCAGCAAGTGTCATATCAACCAAATAAGAGTGTATACCATTGCCAAGGCTATCTGCAGAAGCGTTATTGTAATTTGAAGGTAACTTAAAAGCCAAAGTCAATTGCCCATTATTATCAATTTCACTAATCATACGATTATTACTCGTACTCCTATCTTCGTAGAGATATTCCCCTAAAAGACTCTTGAGGGAAGAGAAAGCATTCGCAAGGGAACGTCGTATCTGGTAACTGTTCTCGTCATCATCACTTGCTTGCATATTGGATGCAGCTTGGTATGGTTTCTTCCCTTCTGCTTCTCTTGCTTGTCCTGTCAGATAAGCTTTGTTTTGAACATCATATATAAGCTCTCTAACTTCTTCGGTGACCGTTAGGTCTTTCTTGTTTTCTGCCATATAGTTTATTGTTAATGTTATTAATCGTATGTTGGACGTACTGGTTTCTTTTTGTAATAGGCTTTACGCATAACATCTTCCATATCTGTAGCCGCTGATGTTGCATATCCTTCTGCTTCATTCTTATTTGTGAATATATACCACTTACTTGTTATATTCATAACAAAGAAACTGAACAAACTACGCTGCATACTTTCCTTAAGGTTGTCATCAAAGGAATTGGAAACCTCGAGTTCTAATATGTATTCATCATTCTCTTCACGCTCAGAGCTTAGTAGCTTTTTTAGACTACCAGCAATCATATTCTTACTTTCGCTCCAGAAGCGTTCGAGCATCGTCCTGTCCTCATCAGTTGTAAAGATACGATCGTACGCATCTTCGTCATTATCCATCTTCGCACCTGTATATGAGGTGGTCTTTGCGACTTCTTGATAAACTTCGTTTTTGCCAACTTTAAAAACAACCGTCTTCATGCTTCTACCATCTGAATATGTTATAATTAACTCCTATTCCAATATAAGGATGCAGCTCTTTACCAGTACACCCATAGCCAATTTGCAAACCTATACCCCAACGTTTTGGTTTTTCTCGTATATAGTTATTGATAACTTGCGTCTTCTGATAAACAAATATACTGTCAAGTTGAGGCTCATATCCACTTACCCACGCTTTATAGGTACTATCTTCGTACACCTTCTGAGTAATAGGAATAACAACCGCTGCACTGTCACCTCCTACTTGTTCTACAGATTGATACAAAAGACTATCGTTGTTATCGTCTCTTTTAGAAATTTTGCTCACAACAGGTAAGATGTCCGTTCTGTACCTTACAATAAGACTATCTTTGGGAATAGGCTTATAATAAGGTATTGTGTCGTTATAGATAACCGTGTCCCTTACCACATCGTAAGTAGATGTAGGAGATTTTGTTGGCTTATAGATTAGCGCATAGCAAAGAATAGCTATTACGCTAATCATAAGTATTATTGTAAAAATATTCCTATTCTTCATGACTACAAATTTGAATATTCTTCTTTCGCATTAAAACACGGACATGCTTTCATCCACTCGTTAGATGTTATCTTTCCATCTTTATTCAAGTCTGGAGAGAAATCACGATGTCCCTGAATAACCGCTGTAGGGTACTTCTTATGAAGCATCTTTAGCAGCGAGCGCAGACTTGCTTTCTGTGCGTCTGTGCGGTTGTCAGTGGGTTTACCATTGATATCAATACCGCCTATATACGCAACATTGATAGAAACAGAATTGAAACCCTTAACGCCATTACTTATCTTATCTTCATCAAGAAGCTGTGTTATCTTGCCATCTGGCGACACTACGTAATGGTAGCCTGGATTAACCCACCCCTTACGCTTGAACTCCTGCTTTAATCCCTCAATCGTCATAGACTGATGGCTTGCGGTACAGTGAACCGCAATGTATTTTATATTTCTCATATTATTCATATTACTTCTCCCTTGTTAATTTTGCTACAGCTGCCATACCTGCTGCTGCCCCTACGAGGTATGGATAAATCTTTATCCACCATTCTGGAGGTGTTGCCGCTGCTGCTGCCATAGCGGTATGAATGGCAACAGCAACAATACTGACACCTGAACCCAATACGACAATATTCTTAAAGAACTTCGGTGTTGTCGCTCTCCACCTGCTTATAATACTTTTAAATGATGCTTTCATTATTCACCTCCTTTCTGTGTTATATGACTATCCATATTAGGTCGGTCTGCCTTGATGTCATTAAGGTGCGATACCTTAATGTTTATCTCACCAAGCATCGACTTTATTTCTTTCATATCCTCTTGAGAGCCTACGAACAATTGGTGGTCGTTCATAACCTGCACCTCAAGTATTGATATGCGTTGATTAAGCTGCACCCATGAGCCTGCAACGGCTACAATGATTGAGCCAATAACACCTATCATAGCGTTTCTTATGCCTTTATCCATTGCCATATTATAGAAGTTTTACCAACGTTCTTACTCCGAAGCCTATAGCTACACCACCGACTGTCAGCCCCCAATCGATGATGTCTGCCTTTCCGCCCCACATCTTATCTTTCAGTTCAAGTGCAGTAGCTACTCCTATACCAGCATACGCTGCACAATACAAGCTGTCAGCACCTGCACCGATGAGTACACCACCTATTAGATGTTTGTACCTGTTACTTTCTTTAAGCCATTTAATTATTTTATTCATCTTGTTTTTACAATAAATTTCCACAAAAATAATATAGGAAAAACGATTGAAAGGTTTATGTTTGTAATTACGATAGTAAAGATATGATGAGGCTGCCTACTAAAGTGGTGTAACATATCCCTTCTGCTATAAATGTAGCATTCTCTTTCCAATTCTTACGAGTGAACACAAGTGGGAACAACACCCACAAGACAAGTAACCATGGTATGAGCAAAGCTACTACAATCTGACTTACCAATCCAAAGAGATAACCTCCTACATAATGTAGCACTTTGTTCTCTGTCCTATAACAAGGTGAAGCAGCTACCATCAACAAGCCTACACTCATCAGTCCTGCAATATAACCCTGCTTAGGCGGTAAGGCATGAAGAGAAGAGAATAACAAGATTGCTGCCGTCATTGTTGCCCACAACGAGAAGCGAACATCACCTACATAATAGCTGAAACTACTCACGCTATCTGGTAATTCCTTTGCTTTCTTTGCTGCTACTATTGCCATTGTAACTGAAAGCACTACTGATGAAATGATTAAGTAAACCATGACTGCATATCCTTTTTATAAACCATATCCTTTTCTGCCCACCCCTCTGCAAGCGTATTGGTTACAAATGAAACGGCTAATAAATAAAACTCTTTTAGTTCCTCCTTTGTCTTAAACTGACGATACTCTGGGGTGTTTCCCTCTCCGAACTTGAACGTTGCAGGTAGGTTGCTTCCATTTGTAAGCATACACAAGTCGAAAGCTGCTTTGTAGTTAAACTGATTTTCTGCAGATAGATATACAAGGCTTCCATCGTAGGTAAATCCTGTGAGTATCTTCGCATCAGTCAGTTTGTTGATATGCTCCACAATATCTTCTTTAAGCTCTGACTCCGTAGGTTTATATCCATAATCCTTACGCCAGCAGTAACCACTTTCATCGCTTTCATTGTCCTTATGAAAACCATAAAACAACACATAGTGGTCATCGGATAGACGTAACAAATTATCGTTACGTTTCTTGGTTCCGTACACTTTAAAGAATTCTGTGCTCATATTACTACAATGTTATCATCATCTTCAGCAGAGGCGTTAAAATTAAAATCAGTTCTATCATAGTTATACTTAATCTCTAATTGATCATTAGAGGTTGAAGAAAAATATTACTTTACTCATTGACCGTTACATTGAATATAGCACTCCTTCCGTTTCTTGTGTGTAAAAGAACTTTTGTTTTCCCTGGATTCTTTGCTACAATTTCCGAAACAACCATATCCCCATGTGACACAATAGCCTCGTCTTGTATTATGTACTTAATAGTACGATCAAAAGAGTTAGGTGTGTCACATAATATCCTATACTTATCTCCAACTTTAAGAGTCACATTCGTCTCCTTTAATGAAATAGAATCAGGATACTGATTTCCATCTGACAATGCGTAAACTCTAATCCAGTCACATGTCAACTGAGCATCCTCAATATTAGGAGAAATGGTATCTCTTTCCCACATCTGCACACTTACTAAGAGATATTGCCTTAACTTGTAATACATGCTTCCTTTAACGCTTGTGGTGTCAAACGTTCCAAAGAGTATACCGTCAAAATACACCTCTATCTTATTAGCATATATATCTGCCCGATAAATGTGCCACTTTTCATCGTTATTTCTAATCGTGAAGCTCTTGTTTTCAACTCCTGCCGTAGTGCCATCGCCAACACTATCTCCACTCCAAAAGTTAACATCAATTCGAGGACTTGCTCCGAAAATCTCAAAGATGTCAAGCTCTGAATAGTCTGACGCACCATTTCTAACAGAGTAGCAATCACTCCCCCAAGTCCAAAACGCTGGCCAGAATCCACTTATCGTTGGCATCTTGAACTTTCCCTCAATTCTTACGTTTCCTCCGAAATCAAAATTACCCCGTGTGTGAATTTGCCCTGCTGATGTCTTTCCGCTAAAACTATTCTTAGAGCATGTAATTATCAATTGAGAATTATTTACGAGCACATTCTCTTTGGAATTTACGTACCACATTCTTTTATTAAAGAAGCCTTCGTCAACATTCCACATTGACTCATCAAGAGAGTTACCCTCAAAATCATCTTCAAAAAGCATTCGACCTTCCCTCCGTGCCTTTACTGCGTCAAGTTCGCTTTTTAACTCGAAATCAGACAGATTGGATAAATTTCTTCTCGATGCAAGCATTGAGAGATAGCTCTCAACACTTGATGTATCATATAGAGAATCTGAGGAAGACGTAACTACACTGACGTCTTCATTTCCTGTTTTCAATTTGATTCTTTTCATACAACGCACCTATTAAGTAAACAAATCAGACAAATCCTTTTCACCATCGTACACATCAGCATGCACTATAACATCGTGATAAGTTTTTAAGCGACACACTTTAGCTATAGGGTACTTTTTTGTACCATACTCACTGGAAAACAGCGTCCATTCTCTTCCATCAAGAGTATAATATAAATTTTGTCCAATAGCCTTCAAACCAACTGGTGCATTGTTAGGAATTGTACCTACAATAACTTTTTTTTCGCCCCAAGTATCCTTACTTAGCCTATTATTACTGTCATTAGAAACATCGGCGGAAAACTCAATACCATGATATGCCAAATCGTCGATATAAAGACCGAAGAATGTAGCATTAGAATATTTATTATCAGATTTTCCTATAGTTTTAAGGAAAACTGTAAAATCTTTCTCGAAGTATGATTTATCAATAAACACCGGTTGAATAGGCGCATCTTCATAAGAGTACACCTTACTAACGACTCTTGTTACCGCTATAGTCTTCTCTGCGATTATGGAAGAAGAGTGAGTTGATGTTGCACGAACCTTCACATTATTGTTGCTTGCACCTGTCTTAATCACAAGAAGACCGCTGTCAGTATCTATAGAAGCATAATCACCACCCTCTACAATACTCCATTTAACACTATTATAAGTTGTGTTAAGAGGTTCAAACGCACAGTGCAATTGCGCTGTACTACCACTATAACTGTCTTCTGCTATAATAGCGATTGATCGCAGGACATCAACTTTTTTTTCTAATTCGACCTTTCCAAGATTAAGGCTCGAAAAATCACTATCCTTTAATATGATTGCTATACCCATATATATTAAATTTATTTAAATTGTAAATAGTTACTATGCTCCGAATTAACTTGAAATCCTATATTAAGGTTTGCGTCTGTAACATAGAACCCACTCTCCTTTGTCTCAAAAACAGGGATATTTATCAATGGTGCTAAAAGCGAGAAAAAGTGCGCAGATAGTTTCGCAACATCAAAACCGTTAGAATCGATTTTCATAACGATATTTCCGAACTTGTCTGACACGTAGAGACCATCGTCTATCGTATCTATAGGTGTTTTTTTTTCAAGTGGGCTGATTGCTTCCGTCACCGCTTTTTGTGACATCACAGAAGTTGCACTATCGCCAGCCTCCTGCGCAATAGGCAAACTGCTAACCATATCCTCGATAGCCTTCTTGGCTTCGTTCGCTTTGTTCTTCGCATCGTCAATAGCTTTCTGTAAAGCACCACTTGTATCTTCAAGTATTGGATTGCCACCGCTTTCACCCGTTGCAACCCACTCTCCACCGTCACCTATGTAGATAGGGCTTGGCAATGATTTACCAACAATTGCCCACCAACCGTCATGCGGACGTGGGAACGCTTCACGCAGTTTTTCTACGGTAGTAAAGATTCCCTTGTTAGAACCTTTGATATTCTTTGCATCAAGCCAGCCGTCTATTACAAGAGTGCCTTTAATACGTCCACCACCTTGTATAGTAATATTTCCTCCTATAGAAGTATCGCGACCAACAGATACGTCGCCATCTAATTGTGTTGTCTTTACAGAACTCATATTAATGCTGATTTTGCTAAATCTGACAACGCCTTGCTTAAATCAGCATTGCCATAAGTTGTTAATACTAATGATGCTATTGTGTAAACTACAGCTTGGTAGCAGCGTTCGCAAATCTCGATACCATCATCTTCATCAATTACAGGATAAGGAAGATAGACTGCTCTACTAACCATAGCGTTCTCACTCTTGCAAGAATAAAATTCCAAAGCCTTACCTTCTGGACGAATAGCGATTGTACATACTGGTTTCTGAGGAGTACCACGTATGCCCTTAAAGCGGCTACTTTGCTTTTTGTATTCTGCATCGTCCTCACTGATAGCATGATATACAGCACGCTCCCAGTCATCCATTTGGAAAACTACAAGACGCATGAAGTTCTCAGGAAGCAGGCACCAACCACTTTCAAGTTCCTTCCAATAAATCGCATCTCCAAAGTTATTACCTCCATCAAGTAGGTATACGGGTGCCGTGCTATGTATTCTTTTTACAGCGTCTGTAACCTTTGATTTGATGATATCGTTTAAGGAAAGAGTGTCCACATCATCAAAGCCTATCAGTGTGTCACTGGACATATTTTGGTCTATTGCTATGCGCACATCTTTTGCTATTTCATCAAGACGATATACTTTCATTGTATAGAGATGTTACTTATCCAAACCCTCGAATTCAATGTTATTAGCCTTTGCAACTTCGAGGATAGTCTTAAGGCTGCGGAGTGACGTACGACTAATGCCCAATGTGTCTGCGAGATAATTCTTGGCTTCTCCCAAGTCGTTCACTGTAATCTTCTGGATATTGCCGTCCTCACTCTCTTTAACAGAGGTATACTCATCATTAGCGATTTCTGATGTATTCTTAGGTTCCTCAATATGGTCAAGGGTGAATAAATCTCCAAAACGATAGTGTCGCTCAATAGCATTCTGCAATTCTTCACTATCAGTTGAAAAGACGCTGCCACCATTTGATAGTGCTATAAAAGATAAATGCACACTTTCTCCACCATCAAGAGTAACGTTTATCGCAATATGCGAATCTGATATATAATGCTTTGTCATGTCTTTATAAAAAAAGGGATGGGATGTACGAGAATCCCACCCCTTAGTGTTATTAATTGTTATTTGGTGTTAGGCGTGTGCAAGCTTCATACGTGCATGTGCTTTAGCATAGCGCAAGTATAGACAACTGACCTCCTGGATAACTACAGCGTCGGTGTTGCGAATACCTGCTTTCTTTAAGTCAAGAATATTACGACCCCAGGAGATATGTGTTTTCTTAGACAAATATTCTGGATCAAGAGCGAAGCCACAATCACTCATACCATTAACATCAAACAACTCATGATGAACAGTAAGAACCTCTCCAAAATCTGTATCCCATGACTTAAACTTCAAGTTCCAAACCTCAACGGTGTCCTTTAGACGGAACTTGTCACTCTTAATCTTAGAGAATGCAGAAAGCATGTCTGAACCGCAGAGGAGAATCTTACGTTTGTTTCCAATACCAGTACCAACAAACAAATCCTTGGTGATATCGACGAGGTCTTCATCTGAAATAACTGCACAATTCTTTGCAGCATCCCACTTTCCAACCTCGATATCCTTTCCTGCCATCCACCAGATTCCACCAGTGAACCAAGTATTCATACCCTCCTTAGCGATATGCTTGATAACATTCTTAACACCAAATAGGTAAGAGTTCTCCATTGCAAGGCGCATGTCGTAGATACCATCCTCTTCCAAATCAGAGAAGTTCCAGTTCACCTCCTTTGACGCAATCTTCTCAAAGGTTGACTGTTCTACTTGAATCATGAAGTTCTGACAGTACTGAGTCTCTGGCATTGGAATATTGTTGAAACGTCCAGTCTGAACGTCCAACTCTCCACAAGCCTTACCCATTCTTACAAGCGTAGCACCACTCTTAATCTCTGGGACAAAGATTGGCTGCTTAGAGGTGTTATCCATAGAGCCATTTACAGCATATACTGTAGGTACATTTGTAGAAGCATCCTTACCACATACACACAGCACAAGGTCAGGAATATTACTACCTGTATACGCCTTACCTGTGTTAGGGTCTGTCACACCCTTAACACCAACTACTCGGATAGTATCATCGAGTGTAAACATATTGGTGTCGCTCACAGGAAGTGATGTACTGGCACCAGTGGTCATAGCCTCAACCTTCTTTGTAGTAGTACACTTAATTTCACGTGTTCCAACAGAATAATACTTCACCACAAATGAGTCACAAGAACTTGATTTTGCAAAGCGGCTAATCTGGTCTACTGGCGTAGCCATAGGGCGAATCTTAATGATACGCTGGTCTACATCGCTCATGTAGAAGTTTTCGTCACCATCTTTACGTCCCTGTGTTTCTGTTGCAATACCATCAGTACCACCAGTGCCCTCTGCTCCTGCATTTGTTTTTCCTGCATCTGGAAGTGCGGAGGCATTAGCCATCAGCACGCCGTTTGACGCTCCCATCACAATAGCCAACAATGTTAGCATAATGCGACAGAGAAAACTCGAACTTTTCTTAATTTTCTTCATTCTTCTTTTGTTTTGAATTATTAATAGTAAAAATTGTACTTATTTGTAGGCTGTACGTTTTTCGCCACCTCGCTCCCAAATAGACTGAGCTCCGTCATAGCGACTGATAGCACCAAGGTCTGGCAATTGTCGTTTAGAACCGCCACCTCCGTTCTTGCCACTGAGATTAGCAGTACCATCATTGTGGGACTTTTTGCGAAGTTTCTCATCAATCTTTGCATTACGTCCTCGAACTTCGCCTTCATGTGCAGCTTCCTCAACATTAGCATCGTGATTGATAGCCTTAGAAGCCATTTCAATACTCTCACGTGAGAACTTACCAAGAATTCCATCTTTCATGATGTTAACAAGGAATTCCATTATTTCGTCAACCTGCTCATCACTCCACCCTTTTTCATCTTGAATTGACTTAATAGTGGAAAGAGTTTCCGCAATATTCTTTTGATACTGTTCGTCAAAATCTTTCTCTTTGGCAACACGTTCTGCATACTCTTGACTTGCTTTTGCAAGTTCTTCCTGCTTATCAGGGTCTTTCAGTTCTTCTACAAAATCGTCTCCGAACATACGTACCAATTCTATGGCAGGGTTGCCGCCCTTACGCCAATTGGTGAGGAAGGAAGCACTGCGAGGGTCACTTGTAAAAAGGTCTGAGAAAGCCTTTTCGCGCTCCTTATAGCCATTAATTTCCTTTTCGTATCCATCGTAGTCGTCCCCGATTTGACCATATAAAGCCTCTTCATCATCAAAGTTATGATCAGGATACTTCTTACTCATCCTTTCTCTAAACTTATCACGATTACTCTTAACTGTTGGATTTTCAGCCATAATCTTATATCTCTAAATTTATGATGGTTGTTTTAATGCAAAAATAGGATACAATTATTATATAAATCGTTTAAGTTTTTACGTTCTTTTTTGTAACTTTGGAACATAGATAAAGCCGTTATGAAACATCGAGGTTCTACTATGGAGTATGCTGAAGAGCGCATGAACGATATCATGAGGCTATATGATGAGCATATATCTTCATGCGAATATATCAGTATTCCACACATTTGCGAACAGATATCCAATATGCCTTCACGGAGGTTTTGGGTATCAGAAATTTGGGCAAGCAAAATAGTAATGGCAATTATAAAAGGTAAACACCCTTATTATAAGATGCGCCCACTAAAACGTGAAATGTTTCATGAAATACACAAACGTGTTGTTGAACTTAAGACAAAGAACCCTCATTGGTCGATTAATAAGTGTTGTGAGATAGTTGTAGCACAGCCTGCTCCTAAATTCTATTTAAGTGCTGGCAGTATTAGAATTATGATATGCAAAGAGAGAAAGAAAAGATACGAAGAAAGAAAGAAAAGGTTACGTCATTGCTTTTAGCAGTGATAGTAATAGCTTTATCCTTATTGAAGCTTTCTGACTTGCACGAGGTTGGCATCTATGCAGGAGGTTCGTGGGTGGGGAGAGTTCTCTACCCTTTCTTTCATTCGGGTATCATACACGCTACCCTTAACGCTTGGTGCCTTATCAGTTTAGTTTTTATCTACAATATCAGATTACAAAGGCTAATATTTGCGTATATTGTTGCCGTTACATTCCCAATAGAAACACTTTCTCAAGTCTTACCTATTTCTGCATTACCAACCGTGGGACTATCTGGAATTGTTTTTTTTCTCTTCGGTTCTATTTCGTTAGAAGTGCGTAGGAAATTGTACTATCAAGCATGGATGGTGTTCTACCTTATTGTCGGTTTTGTATTCCCGTACACAAATAGCTGGCTCCATCTGTATTGCTATTTATGTGGCATATTATTATCTCTTCTTAACTATCCGATTGTAATATGCAGAAAGAAGTAATCGAAATATTAAAAGAGAATGACAAACGTAATACTGACGTTTATCAAAAGTTTGACCCTATCAGTGGTATAGGGTCTATTGGAGAACGTGTTGAAGTACGTATAGATGGTTTCCCATTAGAAACACAATGTATTCCTGTTGAAATGCTTAGCATTCCATTGGTAAAACTATTAATCAAGTGTGGAAGTATCATAAAATTCCTAACAGAAGAATTAGAAGTAGAATATTCTGAGGAAGATCGTCTTAAAGTTATAGAGCAATTTGTGCGGTTAAGGTGCCGCTATGACTTTGCTTTTTGGGCAGCATTGTATGTTTACATCAAAAACAAAGGTGGTGGAGACGATGTATTATTTCGACTCACACGCCCTCAAAGGAAGTTTGTAGAGCGACTTGAAAAGTTGCGCAAAGCCAACAAGCCTATACGAATAGTTCTACTAAAGGCAAGACAATGGGGAGGTTCTACAACATCTCAGCTATATATGGCATGGCTTCAGCTCATTCACAAAGTAGGTCTTAACTCGCTAATCATTGCTCACCAAGGTGCTGGTTCTGATGAAATCAAGGATATGTTTGACCGTATGATTAAAGCCTATCCTATATCTATGCTTTATAAACTGGGTGAAACCTACAATGAAAATGAGTCTAAATTAGTAGGTGTAGGACACTCTGGTTCTATTCATCGTGTACCACAACGTAACTGCAAGATAAAAATTGGTACTGCTGAACGACCAGACTCTTGCCGTGGCGGAGATTACAATTTAGTACATCTTTCCGAGGTGGGACTATGGAAGACTACAGACGGGAAGAAGCCTGAGGATATTGTGCGCTCAGCTTGCTCTGGAATTTTACTGAAGCCGTATACGATGATTGTTTACGAGAGTACAGCAAATGGTACAGGAAACTTCTTTCAGCGAGAATATGACGCGGCAAAACGTGGAACTTCACAGTTTGAAGCAATGTTTGTTTCTTGGTTTGACATAGAGCAGTATTCTTTGGCTTTTGAAGACAATGACGCAAAAGCTGATTTTGCTATATGGCTATGGAAGAATCGTAATAATGGTAGTGCTTCATCGGCACGTGCTGAAAGTGGAAAGTACCTGTGGTGGTTGTGGGAGCAGGGCGCAACGTTAGAAGCAATTAACTGGTATGTACAAGAACGTGCTAAATATAATGAACATGCCCCAATGGCATCTGAATATCCATCTGATGATGTTGAGGCTTTTGTACATTCGGGTGAGCGTGTCTTCGATAAGTATAAAGTTGATGAGTTCAGAGCATCATGCAAACCGCCTAAGTATATTGGAGATGTTTATGCGGATGGAGACTCTGGGAAAGACGCACTTAAAAATCTTCGCTTCGCAGAAGACACGCAAGGGTTACTGTGGATTTGGGATTTACCAGAGATTGATGACAAAGAGATTGTTACAAATAGGTATCTCACAATAGTTGATATTGGTGGGCGCTCGAAAAAAGCCGACTGGTCTGTTATATTAGTAATTGACCGTCTGTTTATGTTAGATGGAGATAGACCAGAAGTAGTTGCGCAATGGTACGGACACATTGACATGGATATACTTGCTTGGAAAGCTGCACAAATAGCAGCATTCTATGATAACTCCTTACTTGTTATTGAGAGTAACACACTTGAGACACATGACAAGGAAAGACAAGTGGACGGAGATTTATCGCACTTTATTCTTAATCAGATTAAAGATGTCTATCCAAATCTATATGCACGTAAACAAACGGAAGACGAGATTAGGGAAGGTCTGCCTCGTAAGTATGGTTTCCACACCAATGTTGCAACTAAGCCAATGATTATATCAACTTTGATAAAGGTTGTACGTGAACATTTATACACAGAGCGTGACGAACGCTGCTTAGACGAATATGTGGTTTATGAGAAAAAACAGAATGGAGCCTTTGGTGCTATTATCGGTAAGCATGACGATTTATTAATGACACGTGCTATTGGTCTTCATATTTGCTTTTTTGAAATGCCTATACCAACTATTGTGCTGCGTGTCAAGATGCGCGTCCCGAAAAAGAAGAAAGCAGTATCAGCTGCAACAATATAAGTTTAATTTAAAATATAATAAGATGATGAATGTTTTTAAAAAATTGAAAGCTTACCTTCGCTATCGTGAAGCGGTAAGAAAAGCGAATGAAGCACATGAGAGAACTGGTGAACGTTATTATGTTATGCCTGCGTCAGGTACAAAGAAAGCACTCCTTGTCATGGATAGGTTTAACTTCCGTCGACTAAAACACAAAGGTTATATCACCAATAAGGCTTTTGTTGCTGACCTTGAAAGAGAGTGCTTTTATGCAACACCATATAGAAATGGGACAGCAGAAATGCCAGCCTCTGTTATTGAATTGAAGAAGCAACAGTATTACTCTTGGTGCAATGGGAAGATACAACGTAAGACAAAAACAAAATCTTGACGGCATTGCCACTCTTACCAATGACCCTTTAGCGATAGAGGATATTCAAAAGAATGTAAATAAGAAAAGATAGACAAAAGGCGTAGGGTAATCCTACGCCTTTTGTTATGCAGCTTGTAACGCTTGGTGTAGTTGGTCTACAGCTTGCATATTAGCCCCCTGTTGCGCTTTTTGCATAATCTGCGGTGAAACACCTTGGGGTAACTGTCCCTGCTGTATCTGTTCTTTTTGAGATTGTAGACTTTGCAGTAAATCATCTGCAAATGGGAAGTCTCCATGTTCAAGTAGTTGTTCTACACTGATAGCTTGAGCTTGCCATAGTTGCATAAGGACATCATTAGCAAGTTGACGATATGCTGGTGTTGTTGTACTTTCGGTGATAGACAAGTCAAATTCAACATCTCTAATTTTCTTAGGGTCGTATTCGATTTGTGTACCGCTCTTTCCTGCAATGTTAAACACACGTTTCCCATCATAGAACTGTTGTATATTCTTCACATCCTTATAAGCTCCATCTATAACAAAGTAAGAGAAACACTCCAACATATCAAGCAATGACATTGTAGAATTCTGAACTTGCTGATTATACATGGACGCACTTTGCCCAGAGAAGCCAGGCTTACCCTGCAAAGCTCCATTCACACCTGATATATCCTCAAAGAACTTTAGCTGTAAATTGAGTAATTCGGTAATACCAATATTAGTAGAGTTGTTCGCTACTTGATGTGGCATTTGCCCTGTCTTTGACGGCTTAAAGACAATAACGCCATTAAATTCTGCCCAACTTTCCGCAATATCTTCCATACTAACACCATCAGGTAAACAGTCTTCTGGCATCAACAAAACGCCCTTAGCACTCGCTCGCATTATCCAATCGTATAGCGTAATGAGTCGGTTAGTATATCTCTGCTGGTCTATTACGTCACTAACAAACGAATGAATCTCACCATCTATAAATGGATAAGCTTTGAAGATATAAGGGTGACTTCCATGTTCAAAAGGAGTCTCTCCTTCTTTAAGGATATGTCCAAATGGGGAAAGATAATAGAAGTACCAATAATCATCCATGAACCAAGTAGCTTTGATAAGTGGGACTTCTTCTGCTGGCATTCCTGAAGCCTCAGCCATTTGCATACGCTGCTCATTTACCGCGACGATGTCCTTGTAATAATCTTCTTCATCTATTTTGTAGATGTCACCATTAAGATAGTCATGGCAACGATAGCGCGGCTTCTGTTCCTTACGCCAAACCTCTATAACACGACATCTTCCAGGTTCACTGGTGAAGAGGAAATCAAAATTATCAAGTCTACTATAGCCAAACTTCTCTGCGTAGCTCGCTATATATTCTTTCTTATCTGCCCATTTATATATGTCCTTCAGTTTACGATAATCCTCAGGAGCCTCTGCAAACTGTTCACAGAGTTGTCCAAAGCTAATATCGTGAACCTCTCCCAAACAACCTACGTCCCAACCACGAAAATCACGCATATTGTTATCGATAAAGAAGTTATTGGGCTGCACATAATCCGTCCAACAATCTTCCTTGCCGTTACGCCATCCATAACTTTTGCGATGTACAATAAAACCAGAGATTAAAAACTCTTCCATTGTACGTGCATATACCTCGCTCATTCTGTTGAGCTGCATATTACACTGTAAGATGGTTGACATTGTTTCTCCAAGTTTTTGTTCTTCTCTATCTCGTGCTACACATGTAGGCTCTTTCGATTGCGAGCGATACACACCAAGTACATTACGAACAAGTCTTCGGATAAGATTGTTCTTTAGCGGAACGTTACCTTGCTGCTTGATGTACTCTTCCTCTGTCATCGTTTTGCCATCGACGCAAATCTTATCGTCCCATTGGTCTCCGTAGGTGTATCTCTTGTTTCTCTGTCTATCTTTTCGGAACTGCTCCATTTCGTTCCAGTAGTGTTGAGCTTCCATGAGCACATCAAAAGCCCTACGCCTCTCAAAATTGTTTGCATGAAAAGCAACCGTATCCATTTCCTCATTTTTTGTATTTGGAGTAATACGGCTCATCGGTATAAGCTTCTCCCTTTTATTTGTAACAGTATGCATATTGAAATCCAATTTAATAGTGTAGGCAAAGATAAACAATGCCTACACTATCATAAGTTTAACTATTTATTCGTTAGTGTTTTCTCTTCTTCTTTTACAACATCTTTCTTAAGTTCATCCATAGCTTCTTCTACGTCTGCTCCATTATTGCGCGCCTTGCGTAATTCGTCATAGCCTTTCATGTAGCCTCTCAAACGTGCCCATCGCTTATGGTCGCCATTCTGTTGCAGTTCGTTCATGCGCTCGGCAAGGTCTGTTAAACTCATCTTGCCTTTTTCAACGTCTGACTTATTGTGCTTCATCTCACTGTCAATCAACTTCCAATCGTTGTATATCATCCAAAATTTATCGTCTGTAACACGGTTCTTGGATTGCTTGTCTTCGGTTGAAACCCAAACTTTCGATACGAACGGTATGTTCTTAGCTTCTAACTCTCCATTGGGATCTTCCAACTGTTCGTATGCCTTACTGAGTTTGGTTACCATCGTACCTAAACCGCCTAACTGCTGCTGGGCAAGATAGTATAGTGCACTTGGGTTGATTGCTGAGCTGTCCCAATAACTCTTTCTATTCTCTGCTCCGCCTGTACCGTTGTTCCACTGCTTGCTCAAAGAGACTGCCCAGTGAGGAGTATTCTTACCTGCTCGCTGGAATTCGGGAGAGTCTATGTTATAGTCCTCTTGGTTGGTTATCTTCTGTCCTAAGAAGTTTTCATTCCATACATAAGCGTCTGAAAAGTCAGCTGCAATAGTTGGCGTCCATGCACGTATGGCAGTCTTCCAATAGCTGTCTTTACTGTCCATACCGCCTGAGAAGAAAGCCATCGGGCTAAGATTATTTAGCTGCGTCATCATCGAATTGATAGCTCGCTCTTTACTTACCATGCCCCTCTGCCAGTCAAACACTATTTGTCCTAATGCCCATACCGGTCTAAACTCTTGTGGTAAACTCCAATGCGCATAGCCATTACCTGTCCAAACGTTTAGATAGTTGTATCTATTCCATTCACTGAGCTTATACCAATCATTGTCGTCATCGCCATCGCCTGCACCAACGCTTGCCCATAACATTGCCATAGTGACACTCGTTGCTATGATTGTGGATAACACCCCCATGAAACGCTTTGGGCTTGCATCATACCACGTACCTAACATTCGTAATGATTGAATAGCTGGGTTGGCATACATGATGTTTCTACGCATCCATAGGTTTAGCCAAGCACCACTACCTTTCATATTGAAGTTCACACTGGCTTCCTTAGCGTCAAACACACTTTCTGTCACGCTCTTGCCTAAGGTCTTTCGACTTACCATGTAGGCTGCAAAGCGAGTGGAGTTCTCTACACCGCTATTCATAAATTCTATAGCATCGGCTAAACCATGAATTGCTTGACGTCCCATGTCTAACTTACCTTGCTTGATACGCTTCACTGCCTTATTAATGGATTTTTGATATTCGTCTTTGCCCTCTATGACGCTAACGCCTGTCATACCACCATTGCGAACGAACTCGTCAAACATGCGTTCTACTTCGTTGCTCATATCGAGTGTACCTTTATTATAGCGATGAATAAGAGTGAAGATACCACCTGCGCGTCCCTCGCTCATCCCTGCCATAGGGTTAAGCATTGTAAGGTTCTTAGCAAACTCTACTCCTGCCTTACGTCCAAATTTAATATATGTTCCCGTTCCAGCGGTGAGGATATCACGCTGGAAATTGCTAAAGACAAACTCAGGGCTAAGGCTTGTTTGCATAGTTGCTTTCGCACGCATCCATGCTGTCCAACCATCTCTCAATATATCTGATTTTGCTTGTTTATTTAGCAACCCATTAAAAGCTTGTGCTGCCCTTGGATTGCCAAGAACGTACACCTGATGCTCCCTGCCGTTGCGCAGTACTCGCACACAATGTTCTTGCTCTTGCCACTTCGGCATACGCAAGCCTACTTCCTTATTGAAGCCTTTCCTTAACTCTCTGACCCTTCCTGCCTTGCGCTTTTCTTCCATGTCTTTCTCAAAACGTTCTATTTCGTCTTGTTGTTCTTGTACCGTCATACCGTCATGGAGATTTGGGAATAGGGGGATGAGTTCTTCGTTAGCACTCTCTTCATACCATTGCTTACCTACCATAAGTAGTCCGCTCTTCTCACCATAGTTTAGTGCCATGTTTAGAAACTTCTGTGCGACAAGATTTCTATTACCCTGTACAATAGCCGTGTTTGCCATAGCTGCCATTGTTCCTAATATATCACCTGCACGACTCTTGCGGCCTTTAGCGACCTTAAGTGCGCTTTCTAACATTCCTGCACGTTCACCTCGTGAGATGTATTCATAGATGTCGCCTGCTGCACCCTCATGCCAGCCGCGAAGCGGAACGTAATATTGAAACATCTGCTTCACACCTTCATATTGTGCTTTGCTTATCAAACCGCTCAAATAGGATTTGCGTAATGAAAAGTCGTTGAGTGCCCTAACTTTATCCCACAACTCTAAAGTTTTGTCCATTCCGACAGTTTTTCCAAAGTCGTTAGCGTATTGCGTTGCTGCTGCTTCCAACTCATCTATATTGTCTACATCTTCTACTTCATCGCCAAACAATGCAGTCAAACCCGAATAGTCCTTGCGTACATTATCGTATATGTCCATATACATGCTACCATTGCCTTTGCGAATATTATCCAACTCAGCTTCAACTATTGCTTCGCTTTCATCGTTGCTGTAGCCTTCTGATTTTAGCTTCTTTATCAGCTTATCTCTAAAGGCTGCTTCTTGCATGTGCTTATTACGTTCTATACCATGAACGGCATTCATATACTTTTCTACATCATCCACCGTTAAGGCTTCACCATTAAGGCTCTTACCTTTTATCATATATCCGATATGCTCGGCTAATGGTGCAATATAACGTAACATAGCAAGGTTTACTTCTTGTGCATCTGCACTACCCTTTGCATTAAGCGTCCGCCATACGTCCTCATAGCTATCCAACTTAACACCTAAACTCTCTTCGATAGCGTCTTGTAATTGCTTAATGCTTCGGCTATAATCGAAATAGCTTTCAGCAAACTTGTTCTTAAACCTTGTGCGAGCATCTTTGCTAAAGACAGTACGTGCCAATGCTCCTAACATTGTCTGCGTACCACTGTCTTTTACGGCATTCTCGTAAATATCATAAGGAGACTGACCATTTGAACCTTGACGATATAAGGTATTCTCTGTCTCAGTCTTACTTTCAGCTACATTAGAAGAATTAGTGTCCTGCTGATCATAGTTTCCAACCTTTAACTCATTTTGCTTTGCTATGTCTTCTGCCTCACCTAATATGCTGCGATATCTACCTGGCTCTTTCATATTTTCATAGCTACGCCATAGCAAATAACGAAGTTCATTGTCACTTAATTCTGTAGCTGACCAGCCCTCAAAACCGATACTATGCAACATCTTTAAGAATAAACTTTTTATCTTATTCCATATTGCATAATGAACCCTCTCGAAGTCTGTTCGTTCTGCCAGTCCTGCAAGATACTCTTCTGTTGCTGTACGGAAATCCCAGTTGTTATTTGCCGCTTGACTTGTTATAATACGTCTTATTTCTGGTTCAACATTCTGATAAACGTTATCAAGGAACGTTTCGAAGTGTTCACCAAACAATTTTCTTAGTCCATAATGCGCTACAGCCTCATGTAGCAGTGTCTTCTCTGCGTCTTCTACACTTGCATGATTAGGGATAACGATGGTGATTTTTCCACTACTTTTAGAATAGAATCCTTTTGCCTTAGCTTTCTTCCCCTGTAAGCTGTTACTATCTGTAACGGTTTCAATATTATCAAGATGTAACTTGTCTGCAAGTTCATTTATACGACTTATCATGCGCTGGCGTTCCCTTTCCGCAAAAGCCTTGTGGTCTTCCTCGGTACGATTGCTCTTACCAAGCATTTTTGCAACTGGGTCATTGATAAAGCTCAACTCACTATTAGTATATGAACCATAGCCTTCTCGATATTTTTCTTCATCAAGATTGCGCTTGCCATATTCAACGTCTTCTTCCATGGCGCCTCTATCGAGTGCGCTATCATCAATATTGATAACATCCATGAGGTGTAAGGCGCTATTAGAAAATGCGGTCTTAATCTTAAAGATAGATTTATTAGTATCTCGTGTATCCTCTCCGAGTTCATAATTTCCATATAAGATAGCAGAGCGACCACCCATCTGATTGACATAAGAGATTATTTGCATAATATTCTTATGACTATCTACATCTGTTAACTTTGTCCATGGAAGGAATACGTTTCCTGTGACATGTCCAGCTTGGTCAAGGATAATAAGACTCATTTTCTTGTGTTCGCCAAGACGATGACTACTAACATACTCTGCAATACTTTCTGGGCTTACAGCTCTGAAAGCGAACTCAGGGTTCCAGTCTTTTGCAAATACCTGCTGACTAAACTGATATACATTAATAGGGATATTATTATGTTCATCAGGCAAAGGAATATTTCCATCTTCAAGCCTTCCGTCTTCTGAGAACATACCAAATTTGCCACTTGTGGTATTGATAATGATTGCTGGCATCACTTTCCCTCCAAAGATTTCTTTCATCTTCTTTTGCACATCCATATCTTGCTTACTTGCAGATATGTTTCCACTTGGATGGTTGTGAACAAACAGCACCTTATCTGGATTAATAGCATCAGCAGCCACAATAGCTTGCTCGATAGGAGCTAAGGCTGTAGCGTATGAGCCAATAGAGAGGTGAAGGACTGTTGGGGTTCCATCTTTTATCAACACCAGAAACGAGTTTTCGACAGATGATGTTTCAAGCTGTTTGAAGATATATGCAATATCCTCAATACTTTCAATATGCTCCTTTCCTGTAAAACTAAAACCGTTACTTTCTGTATATCTACGTTCTACGTGACAAGCTTCGCCCTCTTCTAAAGGACGTAGACGCAGACGTGTAAGGTCGTAGCCCACTTTTCTTACAGTCTCTTTGGCTTGGTGGTAAGCCTCGCTTTCTACGCTTGAAAGTTGTTCGCTCTCTTTTTTACTTACATAATCCTCAATTGCATCAAGTTGAGCACGCAGTAAAGTGCGTTCTGTCGTATGATAACCGCCATTGGACCAATTCTTTGCAACATTGACATATGAGCCGTACGCAGTATCTAATGAGGTCTTTTCGTCCTCAAGCGAGTTCATGTATCTTTCCACAGCTTCCTGAAACTCTTTATTATGGCGACGATCATATTCTTCCATGTAGAAGTTCCATTCTTTGCTATCACCTTTAGCGATTTCCTTTAAGAGTTCGTCGTCTGTAAGTTTAGAAATTGCTTGATTCACATTCTTATTTGGTGAATCACTAAAATCTACTTCGCTAAACAAATTACCCTCTATAAGACTTCTGATGGATGAAGAAACATTAAAGAGTGGCTCTTCTGCTGTAAGCTCACTAAAATTTCCATCTTCGTATTCAATGTCTGAAAGAGTGTCTGTATCATCACGCAAAAGATTTTCGTCTTGTATTACAGGATTTACAAAATCTTTCACTATCTTTGCAGCAGAAGAAAGCTCATTTTTATATGTGGCATCTGCATTGAGAGCAGAAGCGCTTATATAAGATTGGGCTTTTTCTTTATCCACGCTTAATAGTTTTCCGTCCAATATCCACTTGGTTACACCTTTGCTCTCTTTGCCAAACAAAGAGGAAATGAAATTAAAGTCAGCTTCTCCCTTCTTATTTACTTCTATACTTGCAAGTGTATTGTGTCCTCCTAACTTGATTTCTAATAGCGTAGCAAAACTATTTGGATGACTACCCTCAAATACTGCAATAGGGTTTTGCATGGCAAGAGGCAGGTTGTGCAGCTCCTTGACATCAAAATTATGGAGTTTTGATTTCTTCAAAAGCTTATTACCATAGAGAATGATAGGCTTATCAGGAACACCTGCAGCCGACAGCATAGGTGAAGGATAACCTAACTTTAATCGTTTCGATTGTGCATTTTCTTCCGTCAGCTCTGCCAGTTCTCTATTGAACTGTTCGTTGATAGCAATTAGTTCAGAATCTCTGCTGTTATCTATTACTTGAAAAGCTATATCATTACTGCTGTAAGCAGCCTCCTGAGTTGCTTTTTGTCTTTCTTCAATATCTCCTCGCTTATATGTGAATACTTCTACACCATTATCTCTTAATGTCTTTTTCAAATCATCAGAGAGGTCTTCTGGTACAACAGCCTTAGAGAATTCATTGAGAATAACAGGACGCTCAAATTTTGTTTCAAAATACAACGCCGGTCTTTCTTCTCGAATAGCTTCCACCAAGTCTTGTAACTTCTGAACATCTTCTTCTGATAGCGTTATCCCATAAACATTTCTAATGTATGTTTGCGGGTTTTTCTCATTCGCAGCCTCTTGTAAGCGTGCAAATCCGTAATCATCAAACATATTCGCATTTGGCTGTAATTTCATTGCTAAGTCGAAATATACTTCTTTCCATTTTTCTTCAAAGTCTTCTATATCTTTATGCTCATTTGTGAGTTTGCTTTTCTTCTTTCTGATATTATCAAGACTTCCGTTTGCTTTCATTACGGCTGCAGCAAAGTTGGAAAATGATATGCTTATCCCTGCAGAGGCTTGTCGTCCCTGTTTTTTCATAATTTTAGATACATTCTCTAACGTATTAGGGATATATCTACGTTTGCCTGTTGGAGTAAAGCCGTCAAAAATAACCTCTTTTGTTTGGTAACGATTATTTAAACCCTCTACCCAGTTCTTAAAATCTTTTTCAAGACCAGCATCTTTTATGATTTGACTTGCTGTGTTAAGAGTCTTTTGTGCATTTTTGCTTCCTTGTTTAATTTTATCTCTCTGCACATCATTTACAAAGTTGATTAAAGGAGAAAGAGGGTATCCATATTTCTCAATATCTTCTAAGTAGCTGTCTGCAACTCTATATTGCAAAGAGTTAGGTTTACCTCTTTTAATTAGCTCTTCATATTTTGAAATTTTTCTTTGAATTGCTTCGTTATATTCTTTAATGTTTCCATCAAGTTCGGTTTGAATGTAAAGTTCTACTATTTTCTTTATTTCATTTTTTGATAAATTATAAACGCTATTAACGCCAAACATAATATCGTTTAGAGTCTTGTGAACTTCATTGCTGTATTTTGGCTTTTCGACAATCATCTGCGGAGCTTTCCCTTGCTGGAATAAGTAAAGGTATGATAAATCAGTGTCCGAGCCATTCTCTAACCATCTATTTAATGCATTACGGACTTTACTCTGCATATCCTTTGGCACGGCATTGATGTCGTTATGCATCGTTATTCCGCCATCGCTACTTATTTGTTTTTCGACAACAGGGTACATAGGTGTCCATGCATCGCCCTCGAACGTTCCTGCATTTTTACCTGTAGACTTGTTAATCTTACGAGATGGCAAAATGAGAGAGATTTCCCCATAATCATTATGCACCTGCTTATCTGTGTCAATAACAGCTATAGACGGATTAGCAAATCCTCCTTGCTTTAAAACTTTACGAAGCTTTTGCTCCGATATGTTATGCACACCTATAAGGGATTTGTCATTAGAGTTAAGTTTTGTGCTATGCATAAGGTCATATAGTACCCTATCTGTCACCTCGTTAATTGAACCAAATTTCTTTATCTTGAACAGTTCTTTACCTACCCATTTCCAAAACATATCCAATGCACGTTTTATTCGGTTTAGCAATGTTACAGATTTTGCTTTTTCAAAAACATCTTTGTCTTCATCTATGACTTTCTGTGCTTCTGATTCCATTCTCGCTGCATTCTCTCTGCCACTGATGCGACTCAAAACCTCACTTGCAACAGCATCTTCATTGTTCGTAATATTGGAATAATTAGAATCTGAGACGACCTCTTCCCACACGGAAGTACCTTTAAGCAATGTTTTTATATTATTCCAACCTTGCTTATTCTTTGTCATCATTGCTTCAACCCACAAGTGCGTGTACTCATGGATTGGCGTGTCAGGGTTTATGCCTGCTTCTGTAAGATAAATCTTGCCATCGACTGCCCAACCGTAAATAGTGCCTTGTGGGGTGTGTAGGGAGGTTGCATGGGTGTTGGCAAGCAACTCTTGCGCTTGCTCATCAGTAGCACGCACAACTTCTATACCTGCCTTGTTTAAGGCTGACAAGATGGTGTCTGTGACTAACCGCTTTGCTGTAGTGTTATTGGTTAAATCTTCTGTCGAATACTGTAATGAACCGTTTTCCTGATATTCGTGCCCACCTGTATTCAACCAATCATAGAACTTCAAAGCTGCATCAACACTCGTAAAACCTAACGTCGCAGTATCTCCTCGCTCTTGGGCTTTATCGCTGCTATCTACCGTCTTATTATATTCATCAGTAAGGTCTCCCCACTTCTGCCAGCCACTGTTCGTCTTTTCGTCTATTTCGTCAGAATAGTCATACACAGCAATCTGTCCGCTCGGGTCGGTTATCTTGTCCGGCACTACGGTTAAAACACCCAGCCTCGAGGTCTTGCCGTCAAGCAACAATGGTGCAAACAAATCTTCTGCCTCGTATCGATCTACATCTATTGTAGTACGCCCTGTTGTATCTGTGTTCTTTTGGAAATCTTCGAGTTCTTTTAAATCTTGTCGAGCAAAATCTTCGGTTTCTGTCGGCTTCTTAGTCTGCACATCGCCTTGCGTCTTGACAGTAGAATACTCTGCAAACGGTTTTGTCTTGCGTTTACTGCTATCAATCCACTTTTTGAATTCTTCCTTGCTAACTTCTGTAATGTTGCCCAAGCCTTGCCATCCCTCTTCATAATTAGAAAGATATGCTTTTCTTGCGCTCTCCATATCAGAGAATCCGTACATTACCTTATGTTCATCGAAAGAACCGTCTTTGTTTACTTGGTCTACAACAAAGACGTTACCCTCTGTTGGGTTATCTGACAAGAAGATGTCGATATGATCACCATCAACGCTTTCCGTGCCTCGAATGTATCCGTAGGTGTTGTGCATCTCGGTTTCCCATTCCTTACCATTTGCATCCTTACCACGACGAACACTGCCCTTAGGCTGTTCAATAGTGACATTGAAGCTATCTACCTTGATATGACCTTTCTTGTAGTTACCAGCTTCTTTCTGTGCCTCGGTCGGATTAGTGTCAACCTTTGCTTCCTCTTTTTTACGTGTACGTTTAGCTTTATCCTCTTCCGCTACACGTTCAGCCTTTGCGAACAAATCTTCACTACTTGCAGGCTTTTCTAAATAATTGTCTACAATTTCTTGCTTTGTAGCAGAAGATTGCTTATCTTTGCCAACAGAAGGAGTGTTTTGAGGAGTTATTACCGAGCCCTTTGTCTCGCCCTCGGCTTTATCAGGGTGAACATAGTCCAAACCTTGCTTCTCAGCCGAAGAAGTAGTCGCATCTTTCGGAGTGCGCCAAATAACACTACCCTCCATCAAGAGCCGTAATATTCTGTTACGGCTTTTTTCTTGATTGGAAACAACGACTTCTTTCCCATCAACACTAACAGTTATTGACGTGAAATAGTAATAACGTGTTCCGTCAGTCTTCCTGAAAGACTTTATAAAGATGAAAGAAGATGGTCGTTCTGTATGCGTTCCCTCCTTTGCTTTACTATTTTCTTCTACAATGGCATCTGGATATTCCAACGTTGGTTTTAGCATTCCCAATTTGCCATTACGACCTGCTCGCATAAGTTTTGCAAATTGGTTCTCGCCCATTTTAACGTCACCAATAGGGGTGGAAACTATGCCATCTTCTCCAAATTCTTTATCCCAATTTTCTATTGTTAACGGAATTTCTTGTGCTACATCTGCACCCAATTCCATTTGAGCTATAAAATCAGCAGCCTCCTTTTTCGTTAAATGTGAGTTTTCTGCTGCAACCTCTTCTTGGCTGCCTCCACTGCTTTGTCCACTTCCGCTTCTTCCACTATCTCCTTCAGTTCCTCCTTGATTGGCTTCTGCCCCATCGATATTCTCACTTCGTCCTCTTGGCGTAGCATCTCCATTGCTTCCTGTTCTCCCTTCTTGGCTTGCTGAATTATCGCCAGCCAATACATTGCTTCCTTGTTGTCCATTATATTCTATATTTAATGTTTCTTTGATTGCTTGCGCAAGTGAACGTGGTGTGTTATCAGGCTGCTCGAACAGAGTTTCTTCTTGTGTACCTTGTATAAGGTCATACATCTTATTGAACGTACCCTGTATGAGTGACTGATTATCGCCTTTGTACATAGTCGCAAGCAATAATGCAAAGTTACTATATTTTTCTGCAGGAAGGTAACTTTCTCCTGTAACATCGTCAAAAGCAAGTTGTCTTCTCCATGCTTCAACAGCTATACGTACATCTTTATGATTCTTTGCATTCATAAACATGCTATCATGTGACAGAGCATAATATGCCATGATGGAGTCCTGAATATCCTCTATCATGCGTTCGCTTTGTGGGCTGTCATAATCACGATATGCCGTTGCAAGAATTGCTTTCTGTGCTTTTGCAGGTAGCGCATTAAACATCTCTTCAAGCTGCGTATTACCACCTTCGAAGATACTCTGGAACATAATACCCTTGATATCGTTCTTTGCTTCTGCAGTAATGTTGCCTTTGCTATCAAATGCACTCTTATACTGTGTTGGACTAATCACTCCATTAGCGTTTAGCCATTTCAAAGCATCCACACCATTACTATCAACAAGCTCTGCAAAAGAGATATTCTCGTCATTAGCTCGCAAAAGAATGTTTGCAAAGTTCTTCATCTTGTCACCAAGCTTTTTAACAACATTCTTAGGCTTGATACGTTCTGTACCTCCACTTTCTGTATCACTTGCTACAAATTGACCTAATGAAATAGCTTCATCATCATTCACATCGAGCATATTAACAAGTACAGGCTTATCCATTGCTGCAATGTCTTCTGCTTTTAGACCGAATGATTCTGCATTATCAATAAGATACTGTTTGTACTTATCGCCTTGTTCCTGATGATTATCCCACATCTCACGAAGTGCGGCACTTCGATTATTGCCCTGAATAACCTCTCCACGGCTATTCACTGTTGGCGCACCTGTATAAGCAGTGACAGATGATGTGATTTCTTCTGGGCGAATATTTGCCGCAATCTTACGTGCTGCGCCTACACTTGCATCGTCTTTGCGCTCTTTTGGTTGTGCCTCGTCAATGAAGTGCTGTGGATTTCGTTGCCCATTCTTATGGCTTGGTTGTAACTGATTAGCTTCAATGATTGCAACGTGTCCTGTTGGAATGTTATCATCATCAAATTTAACATGGACTTCTTTACCTTTCGTTGCGTTAATAGGCTCTTGTCTATCTACCTTATCTCCATTAACACGCCTGTAGCCTCTTGCTCGTGCATCAGTTGCCTTATCTTCTACAAAATCGGGTACACCATTAAGAGCTTCACGCTTGATACGTTCTGCTTCTTCTTGCTCTACACGTTCTTTCTCTTCCTGTTCCTTACGTACACGTGCCACTTCATCAGCTTTGCGCTGTTCCTCTGCTTGTATTGCAGCTTCACGCATACGATTAACAGCAGCTATCTTTCTCCAATGTGCAAGTGTTACCTTTGCCTGTTCAATAACCGCAGCACGTTCTTTTTCTGCTGCAATCTTCTCGGCAATACTGCCACCACTCTTTGCTTTGGTTTTTTCAGCCTTTTTTACACCAGCTTCCAAATCAGACACCATATCATCGGCAACAGTCTGTGCCATACTCGTGTCACCTTCCGTCTGCTCTACAATTGCATCCCATGCTGTTTCGGGTTCTGTCTGCTCATAAAGAGGCTGACCAGATTCGTCTTTAGGAATACGCTCCAAAGCTGTTGGTTGCTGCTTTGGGGTTTCCTTTTCTATAGACTCCTCCGTCTCTTTCTGCTGTTGAGGCTGCTGAACTGTTGCATTTTCCGCAACGGTTTCAGGCGCTTTTGTAATAGCATCAAGTTCTTCTGCACTAAACAGATTTACTTTCTTACCATTAATGGGCTGCTCTGTGTAGACTTCAAACTTACCATCTTCGTTCTGAGGGGCTGTTATACTTCCACGAACAGCATTTCCATTCTCATCAGAGAGCGTTACCTCATCGTTTATATTGTAAGTATTGTTAGTGTTGTTAGTTGGTACATTCTCTACAACCTGCGTTGCTGCAACAGCTGCTCGACGTGCCTCATCAACCTGCTGCTGTACTTGTTCTTTTGGCAATAGGATAGGCTGCTGAGCTCCATCAATATCAACAAGCACCATTTCAGGATTAACCTGTCCTGTCTTTTCGTCTATTGCATCACCAATTATAGACAAAGAGTGTTGCGTACCATCTTCTTTGTCTATGATAGAATAGGTATCACCTTGCTTGAATTCTAATTTTCCGTCAATCTTATCAGCCTGCTGCTGTGCAAATGTCTGACGGATATTGTCTGTTGTAGCCTCTTTCTCCTCTTGCACATTAATAGGTGCATCCACCTTGAAGATTGCAGAAGGGTCTGCTGTTTCAAGTTCTCCAGTCTCGGCATCACGCAAGACAACGAAATCATCAGAGTGTTCGTGATCAACACCACTACCATCAGGGAGCATTACAACATTACCATTGACAATATAGACTTGTCTATCATCAACTTTCATCGTTGCTGGGTGAATGGCACCAGTATCAAGGTTAGTACGCTGGTCTACCACAAGCTCACTTTCGTGTACTTTTGTGTCAATATCATCTTTCACACGCTGAATCATGCCATTATAGGCTGCACGTGCATTGGCATAGTCGGTAAACGCTTGTAGCTGTCCGTCGTTGAACTCATCACTACGCTTCATATAGGCTAAAGTTGACGCACCGCCATCTTCGCCTATCATACTTTCAAGGGTATCTTCACCCCACCCAGTAGCTTTTGTCGCTTGTTTCTTTGCCTCGTCATAAAGAATAGCAGTATTGTTGAGTTCCTTTTCATCTTGCAAGTTATAGCCCATACTGTAGGCTTCGTCCATTGCGTTAAATTGACCCTCCAGCTTATTCTTTGTGTCTTGTGCGTTAACACCATGCACAACAGCAGTACGATATTGATATTGTAAGGCTGCAATTTTCTGAGCGCTTGACAAAGACTTATCACTGCCAATTTTCTCCATTACACTACCTATCTGCTTTTCATCAGCGTTATCAATAGCGTTCTTGTATTCATCCCAACGCTCACCAAAAACAGAACGTGCTTGTGCGTCTGCTTTGCGCTGCTCGTGTGGTGCCTTGTAGCGTTCTCTTGCATAACCAGCTGTGTTAACTCCGCTCATTATACCACTCATCAGAGCAACACTATAGAACGTATCAAGATTAATCTTTGGGTTGAACACTCCAGTGTGTGGGTCTGTGTCGAGTGTCATATCTCCATTGGTAACAGCGTTGTAGAGGTTGTTTGCAACCTCCTCAAAATATTCACCCGCCATTCCGTTCCACTTAGTTCTCTCTTGGAAGTTTTTCCATGTCTTCGCCCAATTAGATGAACTCATGTGCTCAAAAGCATCAACGACCTTTCCTAAACCAATCTTACGTGCACCACGACCAATAGCAGCATTTACCTTACCAACCCCAGGCAGATATTCGCCCCACATTTCAGAGATATTCTCAGCGTACTGACCATTGATAGCCTTAGCGAGTGCCTTTACATCACTATATTCCTTGTTTTGGAAGATGTAACCGCCCTTACCATCGGATTGCACATCGCCTGTCTTTCGATTGAGATAATCGCCTACTATCTTTGTTGGACTATACATACCTGTAACAACACCTGCTTCTACAGCATCCATACCCACTCGTGTTGCTCCCTTAGCAAGTCCTGTGACGGCTTTTGCTATTGCTCCTTTACCAAACTTCTGCAGTGCTCTCTTTGCAACAGTCTTAGCAACACTTGCAGCAGTTTCTTTGCCTACCCCAGAGGCTGGGTTTGTAGCCATTTGTGCCATGAAACCGATAGTACCGACAAGGTTCTGACCTGCTCCAAATGCACCGCCAAGTTTATCAGAGGCTTCTGATTGGACGTTATTGGCAATAGCTGCTGCATCAAGAAGCATCTTGTCTTTAGCGGTAGCTTTACCTTCTTCATAGTTCTTTGCTGCACGATAGAGATTTGCTGCATTGAATGTGTCAGTCATTCCAAAGTCGTATGTATTTACATCTGTCAAACCAGCCATGATACCACCATAGAGACGGCTTAGAGTACCAGCATCTCCATATCTATCTGCGTTATTCTTTGCAATCGCAGCTTTCGACAACATGCCAAGAGCAGCAAGCCCAGGCTTGGCACCTTCTGGAGTATACTGTAGGGCATTCCCTCGATTACTAAATCCCTCAAGCGCATCACTGACTGCACCCAAGAACGGATGTTCCTTTCTGAAAGCCTCTTTCTTTTTGTAATCTTCGTCAAAGGCATCATTTACACTCTCAACGGCATCTTTGTAGAGATTGTCAACCTTGGTTTTTTCACGTTGTGCCTCGATACCTGTCTGTACACTATCTCCGTATGCTTTTGCACGTGCCTCATCTGACGAAATCCCTACAAGAGGCTCTCCAGCCTCATTTGTAACGATGTTTCCATGCTCGTCACGTGCTACCGTTGGGGCAAACATGGAATGAACTACATCTCCATTTTCATCGTATGTCAATCCAGCGTCAACAGGGTTGCGTAATTCTTTCCCTGTTGCCTGCATGTAATCAATCTCGTCTTTCTTCTGTTGCATAACCTGCGGCATACCCAACTCTTTTGCCGCTTTCTTATCACCATGCACAGCATCATCAAAGGCTTTAGCGATTGTCGGTTTACCAAAACGTTTCTGTTCACGCTCTACACGCTTTGCCTTAGCTTCATTCCCTAACTGAATAGCACGCTGTACATGTGGGTTTGATGGAGTAGCACTACGCTTTGCCTGCTCTCCAAGAACTTCATTACGATGTTCCTCTGAAAGATTATAACCTACAGGCTTAGGCTTTAAGAAATCTGTTCCAGTGCCTTTTCCAAATGAGTCTGACAAAAGCGGCTTACTAACTTGCGGTGTGCTCTGTCGAGGGTGTACACTTGGGCTTGAAGTTGGTTTTGCTGTTGAAGTAGGTGTAGGTTTCGCCACAGCCTGCTTCTGAACAGGCATATGCTCAAGCGAGAAAGCATGAAGTCCTTGCTTTCTCGCATTATCGAAATGCTGTAAAGGGATGTCATAATCGCCCTTCTGCGCATCACGCATACGAATAGTAGCACCCTTGTATGCATCTGCATACGATTGAATACCGTACTTATCGATATTTTCCTTAGATACCTGATGTTCTTTGCCGTCAGATGTTGTGATAGTGTATGTTACCTTATTTGGCATAATGTATTAATTTAACGGTGGTTTATTTGTTGTGGTTTGCTTTGCCGTAGGCTTTGTTTTGTTACGACGATAATTGTTTGCATTGAAACCTCCTGTCGAAGTTGATTTAGCTTGATTAGGTTCTCCGCCGAACTTCTCCTCAAGTTCACTTGCCAGACCAACTATTGTGCGGAACTTCGGAGTTCCAGTTGTCTCACCAGTATACTTGTTCTTAGAAGTACCCCACGTCAGACTAATGCCACGCTTCCTCGCTTCTTTTACTACAGCTTTTTCGTAATCGTCTTTATTTTCATACGTGTAAGTCTTTCCGCCTATAGTGAGGTGGTAACCATTGTCTTTCGCAGAGCCCTTAGTCGTGCCATCAGCATTGTGCGTTGCCCTAAAATGACGTTCAGCTTGACTAATCTTTGCAGCGCCTTGTTCTTCGCTTACTCTGTTATGACGACCATATTCGGCTATCTTTGCGCCTTGCAGTCCCTCATTTGCCTTATGTGAACGTTCTGTTTCCGTTAAAACTTTTCCTTTGTGCTCCATATTCTTAGTAAACTGACTATCTCGTTGGTCATAGTCTTTTTGCCATTGAGCATCCTTAGTTGCATCACGATCTTTCTTGTATTGGAATTCTGCAGCGTCTTTTCCTTTATTATACAAGTCTATACCAAGCTGCCGCATCCAAGCTCTATCTTTATCCTTTCTTTCGTCGTCAGCCTGCCTTGCTGCCATAAGATTTCTTATATACGCATTCTGCTGCGCGTCTCTGTTTGCACGCAACTTTTCCCACTTATTTTCCGTCTTAGCAGATTGTGAGTTCTCATGCCTATACATATTAGGAGCATACTTTGTTGTGAAATAAAGGTTAGATAGTGCTGATATGCCGTCACTAATAGCAGAGAATACTTTCTCGCGCTTCTCTTTCTTCCGTTCATTAGCTAACTCTTCTGGTGTCGGAGGTTGATACGGATTGAGCTTCGTAAACATATCAGTGTAAGACATACGGATAGGTGCTGCTGCAGGAATCATTTTCTCCTCTCCTTTTTCAGCAACACTCTGATCAATGCTCGGGGCAATAGGAACTGAAACAGAAGGTGCGGTGTTGTTACCGCTAATATTTCCTGCTTGAGTTGTCGGAACAGCCCTATTTTCCCTAAAGTGGGCATTCTCGGCTCTCTGCTGCGCTACACCTGCAGCACCTAAAGCCGTCTCCGTTTTCACTCCTATAGCTGGACTTGCAGGCTGTGGCGGCTGTGACATAGGGGCAGGCTTACCTAAAATATCATTTATAGCACTCATATTCTTCGTTTTGAATTAGAATGGAATATTACCAGCTGCACCAGTAACACCTTGAACAGCTTGCCCAATAGCATTAGCCTTGTTCTGTTCAATCTCGTTGAGTTGATTGTTAAGCGAAGTATCACGCTCTTGAAACTGATTTTCGATTGCGTCTTTTCTCTGTTCACCATTAACGGCAATCTGTGCGGTTGCATCAGAAAGAGCTTTACCGTTTGCTGCCTTTGTCGCAGCGGCACTTTCTTCTGTACCACCCATCACGGCAGCTGCTCCCTGTGCGGCTCTATTGCGATTCTTAATACTTTCCTCTGTCATAGTTAAGATACGCTGAGCATCTGCACGCTGTGTTGCATCCTCGTTATAACGTCTGTCAAACCAGTCTTGGTTGGCTTTTTTCTGCGCCTCTACATTGGCTTTCATCTTCCTCATTGCTTTTGATGCACTGATACCTCCAAAAATACTACCAGCGGCACCAATTGCTGCTCCGATTAATCCCATATTGCGTTGTCTATTAAAAGTTATCTATTTTCTGCGAAAATAACACATTACTTTTGCATGGTTAGTTTAACTTTTAATACACCAAATAATATGACTACTGAAAAGAAGAAAGGGGGACGACCTAAAGGAATAGCGAAGACAGGTGGTCGTGTTGCTGGAACTCCAAACAAAGTTTCAGGAAAAGTAAGAAGTATTCTTGCAAGTGTTACTGGCAGTTACTATGACTCTGACTTATTTGAGAAAGACTTAGCAAGTCTTGAACCTAAAGAACGTATACAAGCAATGGAGAGGTTTACTGCTTATATTGCTCCAAAATTACAGGCAACAACCCTTGACGTTGCAACAGAGACCAAAAAGACCATCGAGGACAGACTTATCGCTTTGTCTGGTGGGGGCAAATAGAATCTACAAAATACTACTATAGAAACGCTTTTATTAGATTGTTGAAATAATTGAATTGATTTGTTTTAGTTAAAAGGGGATTGTTCGTGAGAATAGTCCCCTTTTTCTTTATAACTAATTTAATAACAAGTATTTATAAAACACTCCCTATATGTCGCACTTTGGTGTTTTTTATATCATTTATAATGCTCCCTATATGTCGTTGTTGTACCATTTTCTTGGCGTCAGGAATATGGTTTTTATAGCCAAAAGTGTTATTGCAAACAAACGTTAATTTATTTCTTCGGAAAAAATCCCACTTAGAACGCATTTCTTCGGAAAAAATCCCACTTAGAACGCATTTCTTCGGAAGAAATCCCACTTGAAACGCATTTCTTCGGAAAAAAGTGCACAAAATAAAGTAAAATAAATAATATACATCTACCGCGCGCGTATACGTACGCGAGGAGCATATTCCTTTTGTTAATGAAAGTAAAAAAGAAAACCTACAAAAGAAAGTCCTTCTGTAGGTTGAAAAGTAAATTAGAAACCTTTGCCTTTCATCCGCTCGTAAACAACAGATTGTTTCTTGTCTTGGTTCTCTATTTTGAAAATAACCATTGAGCGATTGGGAATGTCATCAGGAAGCTGTGCTACAAGTTTTGCAATTACTTCATCAACGTTGTTAAAACCGACATCAGTTATCTCGGCAAACTTACGTCCTTGAAAAAATGCTTCTCCATGTACTTGGTAACGGTATGATAGTTTAAAACGTTCTTCTTTTGGTTTCTGTTCACGTCTTGACGGTTTATCAGAGAAGAAAATAAAATCAATAACCTTTTCGTTGAGTTCCCATGCAGGCGAGTAATCTGTCTTGATGTAGCCTCGTGTTACCTTGTGAGCGCTACTATGATTCATTGCAAATGCAACTTCTTCAATACTTGCATTACAATCATTCTGTGCTATAGTTCCCCAAGTATGACGGAAAGTGTAAACAGAATAATCGTTATCTTTATCGATTCCCATAGCCTCGCAAAGGTGTCGAATACCAATGTTTACATTTGCGCTGAAGCTGTCAGATGTCGTATGCCGTTTTGCAAAACAAAAAAGATGCTCATCATCCTCGTCAGTGCTTTTGTATTTCTCAAATAAAGGCTGCAAAATAGCTGGAACACGCATTTCCATATAAGCGCCATCAGTGCGAAACATCTTTGTCTTCGCTCTCTGATAGTGAAGAATGCCATCGTAATAATCAGACTTCTTCATGTGGAATAAATCTACAGTGTTAATTCCTGCCAGGCAAATAACAATCATAGCAACGTCACGCCCTAACTCTTCAAGTGGATGCGCCATCTTACTCTCGGGAAGAGGGAAAAAGAAGAACTCTCGACATGCTTCGGGAGTTATAGCGAGCTTCTCTGGTCTGTCTGCCTTTGGAATCTCAATGCTCATCCAAGGATTGGATTTAATTCTGATGAGATTGTTATCGTAGTCGTTGTATTCTACAAGAGCAGCTTTATACACTTGACGAATGCAAATAGGGTACATCTCCTTCGCACGTTTTGTTGTTTCAAGAGATTTTATCCATTGATTAATAAACAACGAAGTAAGTTCAGAGAACATGACTTTGGTTGTACCAGCAAAACGTTCAAGATGTTGCAACGCAAGTTCGTAGTTACGTGCATTACGCTGCTGCCCTCGGTCAACCATTCTGTCAATGTGCTTACGTGCATACTCGCTGAAACATAAGTCAGAGTCCATTGTGCGTAAAAAATCAACCACTTGCTTCACTGTCCATCTTGATGTGTTTACCCTGTTAAGCCTATCGTTGTACTCGATGATCAGACTTGAGCAATATTGCAAAACATACGGGTCGGTAATTTCGTTCGTCTTACTAAGTCCCTTACTTGTTACATACTTGCCAGTTGTAATATATCCGACCTTTACGCCTACGCCTACTCTGATATATACCTGCCAGAATCCATCTTTGCGTGGTCTTCTGACTACTGCCTTAAATATTGCCATAATCGTTTGTTGTATTTGGTAAGTTGATGGTAAGTACTCCTTTACACACGTATTGTAAGTTTTGGTAAGTTTTACTATTCAAAAGAGCACACAAAGCGTGAAAAATGAACATTTTTCCCTTATGCAAATTAGGCGGAGTACCTACGTAAACACGTGGTATACCGCCTAACATATTGACTTTTAGTAAAATACTACATTTCTTCCACCGCTGCTTGTGCCGCAGCAAGTCTTGCGATAGGCACGCGGAATGGAGAACAGCTAACGTAATTAAGACCTACACGATGGCAGAACTTAACAGAACTTGGCTCACCACCATGCTCACCACAGATACCACACTTGAGGTTCTTGCGAGTCTTGCGGCCCTTCTCAACGCCCATTTGAATTAACTGACCAACACCCTTCTGGTCGAGAACCTGGAATGGGTCAACATCGAGAATCTTCTTCTCCAAATAGCTTGGCAAGAAGCTTGCGATGTCGTCACGGCTATAACCGAAGGTCA